GTTAAAGACGAAATTGAAGTCTACGATCCGGTAAATACTAATAAAAATGTTTATTATTCAAAGGTAATGTATAAAAATTCTGAAATAAGCTTACAGGTTGGTAAAAATACTCTTACATTAAATAAAGATAAAAACAAAGCAAAGCTTGTAATCGATGAAGAGACTGCTAATTTTATAAGAGAAGTTTCAAAGGCTGTTATAGAAATCACATCTGAAAAAAGTAATGATTTCTTTGGTAAAGAAATAAACGTAGAAGATTGTGAATCTATTTATAAAGAGGCTCTTATTAATAATGTATTACATTGTTTTTATGACGAAGATACCCATTTTTATGAAACAAAAAGAGACAATGTGAATGTAGAGAATCTTCCTTCAGAGATAGAAGGCATAACACTACTAAAATGTAGCGCGGTTGTATATACTAAACATTCTTTCTTTATTAGATGGGAGATTTCTCAATTTAAGATTAAGAAACCAAAAGAACAAGAAGAGGTTTTTAAATTTGACGATTACATGATAAAAGACTTACCAGATCATGATAACCCAATAGACGGGGACCCATTATCAAAAAAATTAGACGAAATTTGTCTATTTTAAAACGCTATAAAGATAAAATGTATTAATAATGATTTTTTCAATCGAGGGTAACATTGGTTCTAGTAATGAATACTATTACGAAGCTAGACGTGAAAAATCTAAATGGAACAAAAGACTTTTGGATAAAACACTCGAAGATTGTAAGAAAAGATCCAAAAAAGAATAATTTAAAGATAATAATTATTTAACTTATTATGGAAGAAATACTAAAGTGTATACGCACAGTAGAAAGTGAACTTGGAAACCACTATAGAGAAAATATATATCAATTTGCTCTATATGTAGAATTAAATTTACATGGGTATCTTGTTCAAACAGAAGTTATGATTCCTATACATTATAAAGGCATGTATGTAGGTTTCGAAAGAGCAGACATCGTTATATACGATAAAACTGGAAATATAGAATACATACTAGAATTAAAGTCTCAAAACTCTAGACTTGCTTCAAAGGAAATAATGCAACTCAGAAAGTATCTTAAAAACATGGGCTGTTCAAATGGATTACTAATTAACTTTTATGAAACACTTGAAATAATTAAAGTAGATCAAGAAGCTTCGCAAAAGATCAATTGTTCTTAAAATTCATTATGTGGCATTTTTCTGGTATATAATTAGCACTAAAAGTTAATGTATTATTTATAGGTGACAAACTTACTTCAAAAATATTCTCATTGTTATCAGGTACCTTCAATCTTTTATCATTAATTAAATTATGTAGCATGTATAATTTATTTAATGTTATACCGTTTGCAAGTTTTAACCATATTTCTTTTGTAGTCTTTCCTTGTATTCCAAAGGTTTCCCTGAAATTTTTTAATTGTATATTTTGATTTTCACTCCTGTATATATGCGTGTTTTTAAACATTTCTTCCATTATTTTTGCATCTTTTTGATTAAGTATTTTATTGATCTTGATTATATAAGCGCCTTCTAGGGTAAATACTATATGAATTAATGTTCCATCTTTTGCAAAATTTATGCACTGACGCATATCTTCCCCAGATGGCCAACCATAAACAGCGTTTTCGCCTAAATAAGCACTTCTTGGATGTGTATGAAAATTTATAATACCACTTGGTGTATATACACTCGCTCCATTTCCTTTATTTATCCTAAATTTGGTGCTGGTTTTATCACAAACTCCATCTTTACAATTAGTGTCTGTAAACAGAAGGACCCCCGCTCTTTCGTCTTTGTCGTTATTTAATGATGTCTTAATCTGTTTTATAAATTCAGGTTCTATGCTCCATTTCACTCTTTTTTTAGAGATAGTACACATATTTATAATTATACAATTATTTTTTTGAAGTTTAAATTGAACTTTTAAAAATAATTATATCTTATAAACATGGCTGAAACCCTTAATGTTAATGTATTAGTTGCAGCAAAAGAAGAATATACAAAACAATTGATATCTACTATTCAGGGTGGTATATATGATATAATTAAACAGATATACACAGAGTCTCAAAAAAATAACATTCGTAGACTTGTTTCATACTCTAACTTTCAAAAAGAACTAAAATCTGTCCCAAATTGGGCAAGTTTTAAACTTGATGAAAAACTACACGCTATTAATTCTAAATATCCATATTTGATGGACTTGGTAACAGCTATTTTTGTTAGTCATGTTAAGATTTTAGCATGTGTTAGACTCAAGAGTGACGATAAATCTGTTAAAATAAAAGTACCAAATTTAAATACATTTTTACATAAAATAATAATCAATTGTTCTGAATGTATTTATTATACACCAGATATAATAGAAGACAATAAAACTAAAATATTTGAAATAATCAACGCGTCTATAAACGAAACAATAGCAAATCAAATACCTATAGAATACATTCTAAATGAATATCTATCGGGGGTTTTTGATGAAGAAGAACCGACTTATCCCGATAACGAAGATGTAGTAGAGCAAGAACCAGGCTTAAATGAATACTCAGATGAAGAAGTTGATGACGACGCGGATGTTAAGAGAAATATACCTATAATACCTATCCAGAAGCCTATTTCTAAAAAAATAGAACCAGGTACTCTAAAAGATGAATTACCATTTAATAAACCAGAAGAAGATTTAGACCCAGAACCAGAGCCTGATCCAGAAATTGAAGATTTTAAAGATCTTAAAAATAAGAAAGACAATGCGTTTAAGATAAATAAACAAGAAGAAATAGAAGATGATTCTGAAGAAGAAGTCTTCGATGATGAAGAAGATAAGAAAGAACCTACGCTTTTTTAAATAGTTTAAATTCTTTTATAACATTATAGATGTCTTCTTTAAAAGAAGTTATAAATTTACAAAAGAGACAACATTCTCGTTATGTAGCACTTAAACAAGATATTTTAAATAAACTTACAGAAAAAATAACTCATTTAGCAAAACACGGAGAAATGAGATGTGTCTATACAGTTCCTTATTATATTTTTGGTGCGCCGGTGTATAACGTAGCGGACGTTACGGCATTTCTATATTATACATTTAAAAAAGAAGGATTTTGCACAGTAATATTAGGTAACGATAAAATTTTTATATCATGGGACATAAATGATATAAACGGTGTTAAAAAACCAAATAAAAAGAAAAATCAACTTGTAGATATAAAACCTCTCATTAATATAAACAAATAATGGGCTGTTTATTTTCTTGTTTTCAAGATAAACAAATTTATGAAGATGTAGAGCTTTCTAGGAGTCTTATAGATAATAATACGCAGACCGACGAATACTGTAGCGATGACAACTATGAATTTGATTATTATCCTGATTTTTTTGAAACAGTTTATAGAAGAAGATTCTACACAGGAGATTAATAGATTTAAAAAATAAAACTATATAATTAATATTAATGATTATACTTTCTTTCGACATTGGTATTAAAAATTTAGCATACTGTATGATAGACTCAGAAAGTAAATGTATACTTGATTGGAATGTCTTAGATTGTAGTGGAGAAAATGAAACACTAAGAGTTATACAAGAAATAGATTCACTAGAATATTTAACTGAAGCTGATATAGTTCTACTGGAAAAACAGCCATCTTTCAACCCAAAGATGAGAAATATATCAACTGCGTTATATGTATATTTTGTATTAAGAATACAACACGAGCTATCTAAAATCTGTAAAGTAATATTTTATCCAGCTAAGTACAAACTTAAGTGTTGCGATACTAAAATAGAACACAAAAGTAAAGATAAATATAGACAAAATAAAAATTTAGGAATTGTTCATACAAGAGAACTAATAACAACACATGAATCTTTTTTCGAAAAGCATAAAAAGAAAGACGATCTAGCTGATTGTTATCTACAAGCCATGAGTTACATTAAATTTTTTATAAATTCAAATGAACAAAAAACAGTAGCGTGATAAGGTATACTTCTAAGAAGATATATACTGATGCCTCTATAGTAGTCTACAATTCTCATATTTCTAATACAGTCAGAATTTCTTAGTTTAGCTCTAATTGTATCGATTGGATAAAATACACAACTTGAAACTGTTTTTGATATAGCAGTATTTAAAAATGTATTAAAGGTAGAATTATTTGATCTATCTTTAAGATATTCATACAGCGGAACTTGAATTGTAAAATTTAAGTTTATAATGTATGTAGGTAAAAGACCTCTGTAACATTTATAAATATTTATGTTTTCTAAAGTTTTTCCAGTTTGTAACCCCTGGCGTAAAACCCAAAAAGGCGTAGTGAATGTACTTGCAGCGCAACAAGATACGTAAGATGCAATAGGTTTTGGTAAATCAGTCTCTTTGAGTTTTTTATAAAACGGAAAATAAATTGTCCAAAAAGATGGTACAGCTATTATACCATAACTTATTCCTCTGTATAAATATCTTACATTTAATTGTATAGTATTATTGAGTTGATAATTTACTCTAAGCGTGTCTAATGGATTGCAAATTATAGTTGAAATTATTCCAGCCCCAAGAGCGGGTATAACATCTTCCATTTTATATTAAAATAAAATATGTTTTTATATTAATAAATAATGGGTACCTTTTAAATTTACATCGGAATTGCTCTAGCTATACTAATTGCTTCTATTTTAGTATTCAAACCAGAGTTTTCTATGATAACAGGAAGTAACACAAGTGGTAGAATAGTTGGGATTACTCAGGGTGGTGATATATTTTTATCAGATAACACTGTTAAAAATATTGACGATTATATATCAAAGATGTAGTCTGATCTTACAAAGGCTATAAATGACGAAAAGACAGCGAGAGAAAGCACTGTATCTTGTTTAACTCAAACTCTTCAACCAAAGGGAGATTATTTAACAAACGGTACTCGTGTAGCTATTAGAAGTGGAGTAACTTCTGGTTGCGGAGACGGTAAGTCTAAATTTTTAGTAAATGGTTGCGGAAAAATGTTTACTGTTAACACACAGGGTAGAAATCCAGTTATTTCTGCAGCTCTTATGGGACCAAATCCTCCTCGGGTACTCGTGTTCAAGATCATGCATGGTTATTGCAAAAGACATTAATAATTAATAAAGTAAAAATATTATAACCAAAACAATAATTAATAATTAATAATTTATCATTGTTTGGGTTTTACTTAACATGAATGTACTCATAAATTAGACTTGCTACTCTTGCATTCTTAAAAGTACCGTATGTATGATCTTGTAAAGAATATAACATTTCATCTATTTTTGGAAATTGAGATTTATTAATTTTTAATAAGGTTGGTTTGAAATTATTTGGTATAAACTTTTCCATTTCTGAAATGTTTTGCTTTCTATTGTCAGTTAATACTGAATTTTTAACTACGGTGTAATAAATTGATAAGAGTAAATCTGTAAATATGCTTTGGCAGAAAGAATCTTGAAATCCTCTTTTACATCTTTTAGAAATAGTGTTTTCAATTCCTCTTGATACATCGCTTGATGCCATTATTTGATTATACATCTGTTGTCTCATTTTGTCTATTGTTTTTTGAGTTGCTCCAAATTGAAGATAACCAGGGGCTGGAGAAGCAGGGGGTAATTTTGCTAGATGCCATCCTCCGCATTTTTTATAATAATAATTCATCAATAAATTTTGAAACTGTTGACTTGGTAAACCCTTTGCTAGAGGACCACTAGACCAAAATTCGGGGGATTGACCAGCATATTTAATTCCATATCTAAAAGCATGGTCGGTATCGCGCGTAGGCCCAGCTATATCTTTTCTTCTTAATGTTGCATGAGGTCCTATTCCAGGAATAAAATTACAGTGTATAACCCATCCATTGCCAATTTCTTCATCTGGTGTTGTTTGTCCGAATTTAGTTACTCTTTTCATTGGAGACTTTTTCTTTTTTGCACATCTAGATTTTATTTGAGCTTTTGTTAATTCTTGAACAAGTTTTGGAGTTTTTGAATCTATGCGTTTACTCGGGCGGCAATAAGCTATCTTTTCTTTTGTTTTTCTTCCACATGGTTTTCTTTTTGGCCAAGAACATGCGTCTACCCACTTTTCTTTATACCATCTTCCAAGATCTGTTTTCCCTTTTTTACCAGCGTAACCTCCTCCGGCTGCTTTATATTCTCTTACAAGTCTTCCCGAATCATACGCACCCCATCTTCTTCCTTTTATAGATCGTTTGATTTTGGCTTTTATAGAAGCGTATAATTTTTTATTTATTACATTATCTGGTATCTTAGAGTCTCCTTTCTTACCAAAAGCATTTCCAGTAGCATATTCTTCTTTAAGCCAAACTAAAGCCCTGTTGTACCATCTATGTTCATCATAATCTACGTAATGTCCTATTTTACCCAAAAGTACTTCTACATTGTCCTGAGATGCTGTTATATTTGCAGCTACTTGACCCTGATATACATTGACGTCTGGGTCTAAATCCACAAATTCATCAACAACGTGTTCTAAACATAAATACCAGAGATCATTATCATCGAAATCTTTAGCTGTTAATATATCAGCTGCGTAATAAAGCCATTGTGCCGTCTCTGTTCTACCCGGATTTAAAATAAGCCAAGGCTCTCCATAGGCTGATGTCATTTGCTCGGTTGCATACTCTGGAGATTCGCGTTCAGCATTCATCCTCCAAAGAAGCTGTTTAAGAAATCTTTTAGTCATCATATTAGCAGGTGTTTTTCTTACGTTTCTGCCTCTCTGTATTCTTTGGATATCAGAAGACGATACATCTCTTTGAATTAAGTTTTGAAGCTCGGTGGGTAATTTTCTAAGACTTGTTTCTTCGAATGGAATTATTGTCCCAAATGATAACTTTTTACTCCCAGAAATGCCAGTTGGAAATTTACCTGTTCGATTGTAAACATTAAGTCTACGTTTATAATCAGCAAGACTGACCTTTAGACTTGGTTTATTCCACAGAATATACATGGATAAATATCCGGGTTTCATTGGATCTCCTGTTCTAAGATCTTTTTTGTGACGAGAAATGTATCTTTCTCTTCTTTCGCGATCTTTATGGATTGTAAAATCCGACATTCCGGTGGTGCCAAATTTACGCACATAAGTCTTGCCGTTTTTCTCGAATGTAATTTCATACTTTTTCTTACCAGATTTAAGTTTCTTAAAACTC